CAATATTGGGTAATAAGTCCAGTTATTAGCCCGCGGAAAGAAAGGATTTAAAACGACAAGATCGGACTGCAATGAAATTGCGTAAGTTGTTTTTGCATAAATTGTATCTGTTGGTAAGTCATAATTGGGATCATTACTTACGTATATTCTAAAGCCCGTTATTTTTTTTCGTTTTTGTGTTCCGAAATCTAACCATCCCGATTCTATGTACCTATTACTTAGTCCTAAACATCCCTCATACCCTTGGTAAGATAGAAACGGTGTTAGTAAATAATATGTTTTTCCGCTTGCAAAGCCGAAGACAAGCGTACCAAATGCAAAGGTCATACTTATCGGACCGGCGGAACCATCACTAATGCTAATAAAAGACCATGCACCGGTATTTAGGTTTTGACACCATAAGCCACCATATTGCCCGGTGTTCATAAATTCCCTGGAGTCCCAAGCCCCCATTATGTATAAAAATGGATCTTTCGTATCTACGGCCATTACTCCATATCCCGCTGCTGGATATGATAACCTTCTAAATGTTCCTGATATTTTATCAGTTAATTTAAATAGTGCTGCTGGAGTTGCTGGACTAGAAATGGCTTGCGATAATAATATCGGTCCATTTTGTGTATATATCGCTACATCTCCACCGATATTCACATAACTATTCTTTCCTATTGGTTTTGAGATCTCAATTCTACTAATTAATCTCCACGTGTTAGAATCAGGATAATCACCTGTATAGATCAGAACTTCCCCAACATCTGAGACTAGTATAGTTAGGTTTTCAGCATTTGAGCCTTGATTTGTTGACCATGTAGTACCAAATAAAAGTTTCCCGCGTCGCTTAAATATCCCCTGTAGAGGATATTCTTTTAGAGTACCAGATACGCTATTTCTCCCGCCCCACCAAAAACTATTAGAATTTTTTTGTGTAAAATACAGCCTGTTCTGATGTGCCCATACTTGCTCTAAAGCTGTATCAGCCCCCGATGGTCCAACAAAACCAGCAGCTGTGCATGTAGGTGTGCCATCTATTCTAATTACTGGATCCGTTCCATTGCAGAGAATTAAATAAGAATTAAAATTTATTCCCGAAAATAGGCCATTAGTAACAGTCATTGCGCCGGTTATATCTGTTTTAGCCCATGCAGAAGTAATGGAGTTGATGCTTGAATCAGTGCAAGCTATTAGTATGTCAGCAAACGCTGATGTCTGTGTAACGTGCATAACTCGCACGTCATCACCAAGATTAGGGCCTGCCGTTTGCTTGCCTACTGCCTTTAATGATTTTTCAAAGCATCTATATCCATTGATGTAATATGCGTCATTTGCGGGCAATCTATGGGGAGGATCCCTAAGATTAGCTCCACCTGCTAATGAATCAATACTATAGCTATAAGTTTGGCTAGGCATTATTTCTTAGCTAGAAGCCCCCCAAGAGCCTTATTAGTTACCTTGGTATCTATAAGGGGTTTAGGAGTAACCTTCGTTGCAACTTTAGGAGGGGGCTTAATGCCTAGGACCTGATCTCTGATCTGCTTTGCTTTTTCGGAGTCGGTTACAACTACCTCGCCTTTCTTAGAATTGTACATATTTGCATCGATAAGCGCCTGCGTAACTTTCTGCTTATCTGCAAAGGATAATTTTTCCCACTCGGGGCCAAAAGTTTTGAGATTGCCGTATACACCGGTTAAATCGTTAGCCTGTAGCCCTGCCTTCTTATACTCATCAAATGTTTTATATTTGCCAGCAAAAGGAGCTTCTTTATTAGCTACTTGATTACGCATCCCACCAAGATAGTTTTGCCATGCTGCATTATTGGGATCGAGTTTAGATAGATCTTGCGTGTGCTCTTGCTGTACTTGCTTTGTGGTCTTGTGCACAAGATCCACGCCGAGGCGACGTGCTCCGATTAATCCGGCCCCCAAATATGGCATTCCTATTGCAGTCGTTGCGGCTAAAAGAGCCGCATCATTTTTCCAGCTACCGCCCTGTAACCCATAACCGAGAGTATTCCCGATAGCTGCACCGGCTGCGGTCCCTAATCCGGGTGCTACTAGCGATCCAATTCCAGCGCCCGCAGTTGTTAGGCCACTCCTAAGACCTTCACCGCCGTTTTGCCATCCTTTATATGAATCGTACGCTCCTTTTGCTGCCCCTGCCGCTGCTAGTGCTGGTCCAACATATTGCCCGGCCTCTCCTAGCATACCAGGTGTATTTTTTACCACCTCTTGACCCGCTGTGTTGGCTGCTAACTGCGCAGATTGACCTGCTGCGACTCTTCCGGCGTCCACTATTACCGGGGCCGCAAGATTTGTAGTTGCTGTTGTTGCTGCTGTAGAACCTGAACCGGATAATAACCCGCTTAAATAGCCCGGCGCCTGTTCCCCTAGTGATTTTGCAGCATAGATACTTCCCATAGTAACGGCTGCCGGAAGTACTTGATCCATTAAGCCTGCCTCTTTAGGATCCTTCTCAATCTGCCCCATATCCTGAAAGTATTTTTTCCTTTCGGGTGAGTTAGGGTTAGGATTATAGTACTTATCCGTGTAAGGATCGTAGATCTTCCCCTGCTGCTCTCCATACTTGCGGTAGTTATTACCTACTGCTGTAGGATATTTATTAGGCATTTGAGGGCCAGCAGGGGGATCGTAATAGCTCATTATATACTCCAACTTCCACGGGTTGAGGTATTATAACGACGGCCAGAATGACCATAGCCAAATGTACCCCTACTACTGCCAACCCAACGCGCACGCGCATTGTCTAGCTTGCGGTTAAAATCACTCTTATCTTTTTCGTGGTCTTGCTCTGATGCCTCTTTATAGAAATACTTAAGGCCTGAGATCATTATGTCGTCATCGAACATGCACACATCAGTATCAGCCGTAATTGTTTCATAAACTGTAGTGCTCGGTGTCCATCCTGCGGGGTAAAAGAAATTCCTTGTTATGTACTCATAACTAATGGTTCTAACGTCCGTAGGAGTAGGAGAAATCTGCATCATCTTTGCTGATGAGTACTGATCTATATTTGGTCCAAAGACCCTATACTGTACATCACCAGGGTTACCACCTGCTCCATATAGGGTATAGTTCCAGTCTCCGTCATCGATTGGTCCAACTAACTGCAAGCTAGTGCTTCGATCGTACTGAGTACCTAATAGACCCGAATAGAAATCAGCTGGGAATGCATAAGTTGCGACCCCGTCCGATGTAGTAAAGGAGTATGTTCTTTTTTGCTGCGGGAAAAATCTACTTGCTCTTAGCTCTCTACAAACGGCATAGAGCTGATATGTAAGCTTTGTATTAGTTTCTGGAGGGTAATTTGTAGGAACTACATAATAAGGATTGGCAAGCCCCATTTCGCGGGCTGCAATTGAAATTAAATCCGCTACTGTTGCCATCGATACACATTAGAATAAAGTTTGTGGGCTATTTTCCCAGCTGTTATTTATCAGCAGACAATTAGCAGACATTTGAACCGGTCCCGTTGATGCCGCTGATAGCGCTTGTCCGAGTAATATAGTTTTTTCCGTGAAAGTCATGTAGATCGGGCTAACGTAGGCACTAGTTCCAGCTTGGTTAAGTTGTCCAATGTTTTCATGTATCAGAACCTTTCCAGCGACTGGATCAACATATCGATCCATATAAAACTGGATTGATTGCGCAGCTGTTACGCCATAACTTGCAAAGACAAAATCTTTACAGACAAGTGTGTGCCCAGCAGGGACCGTATAAATAAAGCTCTGTGAAATCCCGTACCCTATCGACATTCTACCGTGTACGACTGCCGGGGTACCTGCTGTATTGGTACCAGTTCCACACCGGATAGTGCCGGTATTATTGAATGTGGTGCCAGCTGTAAGGCACTGCATTTTATTAATACTAAGGATGTTTGCCGTTGTAAGATTTACTGAGGTTGTCCCTGTCATTGTAAGGGTTTCGCTGAAAGCTGTGTAAGAGGTATTAACCCCCGAAACTCTCATGGTCCTGCAACCCGTACCACCTACATTATCATTAGTGTTATCAGAGCTTGCACAATAAGGAGAGCTCATTGCCGCCGCGAGAGGAGTATAAACACTCTGCTCAGGCCACATAGTTCTTGACGTGGTTGTAATGGTCTCAAACCCGTTTAAGAGCACATGGGTAATACCTGGTACATCTCCATAGGCTGCACGCTCCCACACATGACTAGAGGATGTACTCTGTGCAAAACAAGGGGTAGCAGATAACAGAAGGGATAAAAGGAAGCTCTTAATTCTCATAATTATAGCACCGTTGTGATTAAGAATCTTTGTGCAAGCCATCTGCAAGCTACTTTTAGGTTATCATCATCAATGATCCCCGTACCTGCAAGGATTGCCCCTATCTGTCCGTTGTTGTGTTTAATTGCTGTATTTTTTGCAGCCGCTCCGATGAATAATTGATCACA